TTCTCCTGTTGGGTTTGTGAGGGTGATGATTTCTGCACTTGGGAAGAGGGTGCAAAGGATAACGACTGCCGAGAGGGTTCCGCATAGTATGAGGCTGAGCAGCCTCCTAGTAACCCGAGTGAACATACCACCTTCACCACTATTAAGTTGCTCCTGAAATTTAAGTGCAAATTCATTTCCTCTAGCCTCCCTTGCTAATTCTAATTCAAACTTTTGCTGGCGAGAGTCGGAGATAGCCCCAAACACGCCTTTCAATACACTACCTAATGCAGCACTTCCACCAGCAGTGAAAAACATTGTAACTAACTCAAACATCACCTAGCTCCCATTGTCAGCCAGTCTAATTTACTCCTGACGATATTTAGCTCTTTCTCCAAATATTTAATTCTCTCAAACTGTTGGTGGTCTGAGGTAATCGGGGCATCTTGCATTTCTACAAGGTGGTCAAGGTCAGTCTTTGCTTGCTCAGCAAACTTCTCAATGTGCATCATGCGAGCAGATAAATCGCCAAGCAAAGTTCCTTCATGCTGAACTCTGTCCAACCCATTATCTAACGTAGATATCTTGTTCCAGATGACTGAGTACCCCCATACAGCTGTTCCAACAATCGCAATAACCTTAGCCATAAAAGCAAGGTTTGCTTTGACCTGCACATTATCACCTACCTCGGTAGCCATAACTACCTCCTGAAATAACCGCTACAAGCTCCAGTTACATCAAACTCATCTAAACTAGTCTGACAGAAGTATTCTTTTGTGTCTCCATTGAGTAAGATCTCTTTTTCTCCTGTTGAAATATACCCTTGAATAGCATCGACATACTGTACTGCATTTCCCTCTGAAGTAACTCCTATTACATAAGCAGGATTACCTGCAATATCAGTAAGTAATCCATTACCACTAGATGTTATCTGAGTATTTGTGGTCAATGATACATAAGATGCTCCAGTCCATCTTTCTACAGATGCAGTAAAACTATCAGACCCCAAACTAAGTGTTGCCCTATGCCAAACCCCTAAGGCAATCGGGCTACTTCCAATAGATGTATTATTATAACCTGCTCGTGCATGTATGGATAAGTCTGGTTTGATTCTTATAGCAGCCCCTGGAAAGTTTATATCTATGCTATCAAAATCTGAATATAACGCTAATGGAGAGATTTCGTCATCAAGACTATCTACCTTAAAATAGCACTTGAATATAACTCCGTCTAGACCTACTGAATCAACAGTGTGATATGCAGCTGTTCCTGCAGTGTGAACTAGCTTCATTACTTCACTTAGACCTAATGGAGTTGAATTACTCTCTGTGGATAAACTAAGACTCGGTGAGTCTACTGACATCCCATCGGTGTCTTCATCAAAAGTCTTAGAGAAGAACATTTGTTTTTGTCCGACTTCTATGTTCGCTCCTGATGAATTTGTAATCCTAAAAGACTTAGCACTATATGAGGGAAGTGTTCCGGCTGCAGTCTGTTGAAACACACCCGAGAAGGCCGCATGCTCGAATGTTGCCAAACGGTTAGATACTACTGCGACTGGTATATTAAAAGCAGATGCAGATAGCTTGTCCCTACCTACGGCATCTATGGAAATAGTGTTCATTACTTAGTATCCCTCAGTTTGGATCTAATCGCCAGTATCATGTAGACACATGTAAGTGTTGCAGCAGAGCTAGCTGCAATCAAATGAAATTCAGCAAGACCCCAAGAGCAAACCCAGCCGAATGTCCCGACTGCAGTGTGCTGATCCATTACTTCTTACCTTTCCTTTTCGGAGTAGGTGGTTCTTCCTCAGCAGTAGGTGGAGCTACATCTTCTACCTCTACTTCAATGACTTCACTGTCACCCGAAGTAGGAGTATCCGTAGGACTTCCAGCTTCCTGAGCATACACGGCATTTGGGTTTTGAGTTGAATCCTGTTTGATTACTCCGAACTGACGGTAGGCTACTGGATCCTCTACGGATTTTTTTTTATACCAATCCCAATCAGAATCAGATAGCTCACTTACGCCAGGGATTTCAACTAGGTCACTGCCAAGCTTATCTTCAACCTCTGCAATGCCTTCCCAGGAAGCCCCTACTTGGACTCTGATAAAACTATCAAATCCATTATACTTAATATCTGCGTTTTCAAAATGTAACTTCATATCTTTGTAAAATAGATCGGGAGGCCCCGCATACGCAGTGCCTCCCGACCGTCATGAGTGATGTGAGATGTGAGAGGCTTAGCGCTTAGAACTTGTGGGTCGTAGTGCCGATAGTAAACTGTACCTCATCGGAGATGTTCTCGATGATGAGGTGACGGTGGGGACGATCCATCATGGTAGTCCACTTTGTAGAACGCAGATTGAATGTGCGTTTCACAGAGTCCATACGGCAGCTATACAAGCGATCAACTTCAGGATGAGGTTGAGTGCGAGTAATGCTGTTGGTTCCAGCAATACCGATCTTTACGTCAGACCAGTCAACGAGCCACAACATACGACTTGTAGCTTGAGAGAATCCTGCATCGTCTCCACTGAATACATCGTCCCCAGAACGAGTTCCATCGAGAAGATACTTTTTCCCAGCACTTACATTCAAGAAGTCATCGAACATTGGGTCATGGAAGACTGCCAATTGTACTCCAACATCAGGAATGTCGTAAACATTGTAGTTGAAAAGTATGATGCCGTTATGCTCAATCGTTTGATTGATGTTGGCATTACGCTGAGTTTCCCAACCGTAACGAAGCTTGTAGTAAGAATTGAAAGCTTCAAAGATTTTGACTGCAGTCAAACGGTCAGTCATGACATCGATGGTTGAGATAGTATCACCATCTTGTTCACGATTCCGCTTGAGATGGTACAAGTCAGAGAAGAGAGAATCAAGGTCAAGGGCATTTCCAGCATTGTCCTTAATACGATTACCTTCACGAAGCAGAGACTTAATACCAAGTGCGTTGGCTTTGTACTCGAGTGTACAATTGGTGTCCTCTGGGTCAGTAACCGCAGGAAGATTCATGTAAGTCTCAGGTTTCTGAGCGTCGTTAATGGCTTGGTTGTACCATACGGATCGTGTCCATTGATCTTGGCTAATCTTGGAAGCAATTTTGTTTTGCTCTTGAAGCGGCTGATAGACCATGGAAGAGAGATAAGGATTAACCTTGCCAGACATAATCGACTCGAGGGTCTTCTTGTAAGAGTCATTGACCTCACGAGATTCACGAGTGGTTTGCAACCAGTTAACCAAGAGACGTACGCTCAGGTCAGTTGGTTGGTTACGACACCACGACTCATAGTCGTTTACATTGTTGGCAATCGTTTGAAGGATACCTGCAGTTGGCTGCCATTTTGCTTGAACGCCAGCTGGAAGAGTAGAGAATGCTGCCGATGCAGGGATATCTTTTCCAGTAGGGCGAAGAATAACAGTTGCTTTAGCAATGCTACCTGCATCTGCATTAGCAGCCCCAACGATCATAAACTGTACTTCTTGAACAGCACCTGCTGCTGTCCAGTGATTAACGATAACATAACCACCAGGGAGGAAGTAACGCTCAATATTCTGAAGAGGAGTTACCCAATCAGAACCACCCAAGTTAACAGTTACTTTGTAGTCACCAGATTGACTGCTAAAAGAAGCATCATATGCATCTGAAGAAGTTGCTGCAAGCCCTCCTTCTACGGCAAAGTAGTTAGCATTGATAACTGAACGCTGACGACGCTGAACATAAGGAAGAATAATCGATTGTTCTGCGATATTCTGCTTATTTATTAAAGGCTTAATATTCTGAACAGAGGATGTAAGCAAGGTTGCGAGTCCACGCTCCTCAACGCCAAGAGTTTTAGCCTCAGCTGCAGAGGCAATAACACGAGCAAGGTCAACTTCCTTATTTCCAAGTGCCTCGAACTCGCCAGGTGTTAAACCTTTAACATGAGCCTTGGTAAGGGTGCAGCCTGTTGAGCTATCTACCTTAATAATACGAGGAAGTGCCTCGTAACCTGATCCACCACCCGGGATTAAAGAACTAGCATTAGATGCAGTTGGTACTGACATCTGCGTGTTCTGATAACCAGAAGTAGTAAATTGTCCTGAACTTTGTATTTCGTTTGCCATAATGTTTTGTAACTAAGATTAATTGGTTACATTCAAAATAGCGTAACTTTTACAAAAAAAGCTGAACTACTGATCTTTTGGTATTTTTCTATAAATCCACAGCAAGCATGGCTGTTAATTGATTACCAAAAGATCGATCTATAGTCCCAAAAGGGATATCACTGGGTTGTCAGATTTAGGTTCAGCCTGTGGCGCCGAAGGCCCAGGTCTAGGTGAAGGTGACCTCCTAGGCGAAGGAGATGGATTTGGTTCAAGGGCAGGACTTGCCTTGCCCCCACTTCCCCTAACGAACCCAGACTCTTGCAAATTCTTTAGTGTTTTTTTGATCTGAGTATCAACACTTTGCCCTGCTCGTGCTGCTAGAAGCTTCATAACATCATCATCCGAAAATGTATAATACTTTGACTTCTCTGCATCTGGGACACCTGGGAATCTTTCTCTTCTTACAAAAAGACGACCTCCCTTTTTTGTTTTACCAGAATTAATGTAGTTTGTCTGCTCATTATCGATCCACTTCGAGAGCTTAACATGAACTGGATTTTTCTCATTATAATCTGCAATTTCATGAGATATATCATAAAATGCATCAATCATCGAATAAGCATCTCCAAGAACACGGTCTACAATCTTTGCTTCTAAAGCATGTGTCTTAGAAAAATTGGGGTTAGATCTAAAAAGATCCATTACTTCCTTAGGGATATTATCAGAGACTAGCTTCTTCTTTTTCGCTTTAAGTTCTTTGGCAATAGGCTCATTCCTTAAGGCTTTGATCTGACGCTCAAGTTTTTGTTGCTCTGGCTGAAGTTTATCGAGAGCTTTCTTTTCTGCCTCTGTTGTAATTCTTTTATCCTTAACCTCATCAACATTAAATGCTGGCTGATTCTGAACCAAAAAACTCCTATATTCACTATCTTGAGATAAATCAGATTCGGGGTCATCTGATAGCTTTTTATTAAGAAACTCTTGGTGCTTCCTAAAAAATGAAAGATAGGATTTATGCTTATTCTTGTATCCTTCTAGGTTTTCAGAAGCCCACTTTGCCAATTCATATCTTTTACGCTCATCTGAGTTTAAACCAGTAAGGTCATCTTGTGGTTCTGTAGGTTGCTTTGTAGGTCGTTTATGTGGACTATCAAATACAGGATCAACTACCCTTCTTTTTCGTTTAACCTTCTTTGGACTAGATGAAGCCTCTTGCTGAACTTCTTTGCCTGCAGATTCTTCTGGTTGTTCTGGTTCTGATTGCTCCGATTGCTCAGATGGCTCTTCTGATTCAAGTTCATGTAAAGCACCATGGAGAGACTGCGGTGGAACAAATTCTTGCTCTGCCTCATCTTCAGTACCCTCTTCTTCAACTGCCTTAAATAAGGCATCGAAAATTGGGTTGCTAGACTCTTCCTCAGGAGCATCTACCGCTGGCGTTTCCTCTACTTGTTCTTCAATCTTTTCTTCGCTCATAAATTAAACTGGTGCTTGCTCGGGTGGGGGAGCTTGCCCTTCAGCCGGCATCGGTTCACCCTGTGGCATAGGCATAGGCATAGGCATACCTTCTCCTCCTGGAGCTGGTTGACCTGGTTGACCTGGTTGACCTGGTTGACCTCCTATTTGTTGAGATAACATCATGAGCATTTGCTCAATCTGTGGCATTTTAACCTTAAGCTCAGCCATAAATTGCTCGTCCTGCATGCTTAATTCTTCAGCCTCGTCTGCCTCATCCATCTCTAAGTTTAGATCATACCCAGCACCCGACATTCTAAAAATCTCATTCAGCATTTCAAACATACGCTCCTTGCCCAAAGCCTCAGCAATAGGCTGAACCGACATAATCTGCTGGAATAACTGAGTCAATGCTCCTGCTGCCTGTATGTTTTGTGTCCGCTCCGATCCGTCTCGACTTGTAAATAAATACTCGTGTACGAGGTTGCTCGGTAATCCTATAATGTTTCTGCCTTTGGGATTCTCATCTTGATCCCCAGTATCTTCTATCTCTAAACCTGCTTCTGTTATGGAAGCTAAAGTGAATCTCTTTTTAACAGGAACATTGAACTCTGTTGTAGAACAGGTAACAAGATGCTCGTAGATCATCTTCTTTGCTGCAGCGCGCATGTCATCAATGCCTTGAGATATAAAGGAGTAAATTGCATTTGTACTATTAGCAATTTCCGAGACTTCTGTGGCTGATATTTCACGCTCAGCTGTCTGACCTAATTCTTGAGGAGACAGAATCATTAGCTTCTCAACTAAGCTCAAAAGCTGAAACAAAGAGTTCAGTGAATTGTTTATACCCTGTGATAACTCGTTGGATGCGTCTACCACGGTAAGAATATTCTTAGTATCTATGCCTAAGTCAGCTGCCCTAGCACCTGAATAAAATACAGCCTTAGGCTTTTGGTAGAATGTGTCTTCTGCTAGTGAATCTTGCAGGTACTCCTGAACATCTGGATCTAAGGCATCTTGATCAATCATCATGACCTTAAACATTGAAACCTTCATGTGATGCAGCATAGAATATACTATATTATTAAGCTGATCTTGGAATGGCATCAGGTCATGAGCAAAAGAGCAATTAGCCATTCGGTCATCGTTTTGATTGATGCCTCCATAAATAGCAGGTAGAGAAGGCATCCATTCTGCATAGATAATTGTTTCATCACTAGCTACGACTAGCTTGAGCCAACAATCAAATGGGTAGTCTCCTAATCCTTCTGCTTTAGGGTTAAGCCTCATGAAGATAGTAGAAACAAACATTGCTTTATCTTCATCCTCCCCAGCATAAATTCCCTTACTAGAAGTCCTGTCGTTATTAAATGGAAACCAATCTGTCTTCTTTGGAAAAGCTAAAACAGATCCATCAAAGTAGTAATCAAAGAAATCCTTGTATGAATTAACTAAGCCATGCAAGCTATTGGTGTAAGCAATGTCGTCTAGATTCCAATATGCTGCATCATCCCTCACATCGGAAAACCTTACGATATCCCAATATCCAATCCAATTAGGGCCAAGATCAGTATTTATAGCAGAGATCGGCTCTGAGTTATCCCAAAATGTTCTAGTAGGATGTGGCAAATCAAAGTGTATACCCTCTTTCTCAACATAGCTTTCTAAGTCCCCATCCTCA